GCTTTAATCGCTTCTCAAGTTCTGATTTTTTCTCTATAAGTATCTTACCATTTGACTGCATTTCCCACTTGATTTCTGTTGCTTCTTCAAGGAACTTATCGTTAGGTGGAAGTGCTGCATCCCTTTTGTTGGTAGGATCAAGCCAATCCCTAACGCACCAGTACAGATAGGCTTTCATATTTGCAAACTCCCTTACCCCAGTTTCATCTGTAAGCTTATTCGCACCTTCTGAGAATTTACATGAATATACTCCACTATGTCCTAACTCTGAGAGCCTTGAATAAACACCTGCTCCCTCTCCAATCGTATCAATAAAAGCTTCATATCCTTTTCTCAAATAAGGCACAATAAGTCCTGCAACGTGCATATGATCAGCCTTTCCTGCTGACTGGTGTGCAACAAACTGGTTCACATAGTTGTCGATCCGATCACATAACACACTTGAATCTCTACCCATCCCAGCGACATCCACACCTAACCGACCTTGACCACTTGGCTTAGACATTTCTTCCCATCTCCTGTTTGCCAGTTCAATCCATTCGTATGGAATGAGAACATCTTCCGATACTTTCGGGAACATCCCTAATACTTTTACCCTAAACAAATCGTTAGGTCTGTATGATGATCCTTCCCAATGGAAATCTCCCTCTCCTTCATTAAAATCGGACTCATTGATTTGCGTACACCACATCTCAACTTTATCCTTTACCCATTCATAGTCTACCTGACCCGGAATAACATTTTCTTTCCTTGTAACATTCTCAGCATTTAGAGAATTAAGCCTAAATCTTTTGTATCGTTCAGACTTCATCGCTCTTGCTGCATATCCTGTGGTAACGTTGGGATTGAATACGATCAACATTCGAGAATTACCTTGAAGGTTACCTTCGATCGCATTGTAGATTGATTCAGACACACCTGATGCTTCTGTAACTACAAACATTGTATTTACTGCATGGAATCCTGACCACGCTTCTGTGTTATCGTCACTTGCCTTGAATCCTGTTAGAAACCATTCTTCATAATCTGTTCTGATGTCATTAGCCACCAGTCTGCCCGGCAACACTCGTGCTTGCCTGAGCAATCTCCTAATTTCTGGTGTCATGATATTAGTAACCTGCCTCCCCGTAGGTGCTGTTAAGGCTATTTTCGTATTTTCAATTAAATTCCCTTTTTTGTCAAACTTTGGCGTAAGGTACAGAAAACACAAAGCAGCACATGCAGCAACAAAATCTTTGCCCCTACTTGTACCACTTGCTACGGCTGTCAACGGATTGTGTTGTACAGATGCGATGATGTCCTGTTGCTCCTTGTCAAGCCTGGCTCTAAGCACGTCTCTTACAAACTTGTTCCAATCTTTCTGCCATTCCCTGAATCTCTGTATGTATGCTTCATTCGCCATTTCTTTCTGAGGTCGCTTCTTGCATTAATTCAAGGAAGGGATTAACAGTAACATCCTGTTCCATCTTCTCAACATATCCTCTGTCCTTCATCTTTGTTTTGCTGATCCAGATAAGCATTGCTGTATCTTTATCTGTGATAGCCTTGCTGTACATGGTTGTTTCAAGATCATCATAGAACGCTTCTCGCTCATCCTCAATGGCTTTTTTAAATTTGTCATCTTTGTTCATCCATTGATAGTATGTTTGCCTTGATATTCCACATACTTCACAACACTTTGAGACATTGCAAAGTCTTGCCTTATAGGTCTTTAAGAATCTCTTCTTCCTTTGCTTAATAGTCTCTCTCCTTACTTTTAGGCTTTCTTCAACATTACTCGGTAGTTCCATCAAGCATCAAATTAACAAGTTCAACCATTTTACAAATGCTCAAAGCTTGAGCTTTTATCTTATATTTCTGCTGCACTTTATTTGAAACCTCGTTCAAACGTGTCAGATATTCTCTATCCATGATCGTCATATTCTCCAATTCTCTTGGGGTGAACGTGTCGAGTTTTTCCATCAACTCATCAAACTGGACTTTGCTTGCATCAACAAACATAAGCGTGACCGGCACCATTTCATTGTTTGGGAGTTCGATCGTGTAATTCAGATCACCTGCACCATCAAGGATTTCTCTTGAAATGTGAGCGTACTCCTTCATTGCAACATCTTGAATTTCGTCAAGCAGTTGTCTTAGTATTTCAGGATCGTCTTGTCCTTCGATTGAATTGTGGGAGAGCTGTATTGCTCTGATCTCATCATTTGTGATATTATCTTCGTGAACATACATCACATTGACTTTTACAAGACCTGCTTGCTTTGCTGCCTGTACTCGGTGATTCCCTGACACAACAACAAACTTCCCGTTCTCTTTCTCCACGACAAATGGTACAGATGAAAGCTGACCATCCCTCTTGATGTTTGATACAAGTTGCATGAAGGTATCGTTTGTCATGAACCGAGCATTTTTCTCGATCAAGTCAATTTTCGACAATTCAACTTCTTTAATTTTGAACCTACTCATTTTGCGTGCTTCTTTACAAATTGTTTAATGATCTCTTCCAGTGAACCGAGTATGCCGGCTTTCTGCGTATAGTAGAGAACTCCTGAACCTCTTTCTGACAAATCAAAGACTCCCCTGTATTTCATGCTTACCGGCTTATCTGTGAATACGGAAGTGCTTATTGTGCCGACATCTTGCTTGAATCGGATATCAAGTTCTGCCTTATACTCTTCTGAAAGCACTCCCATAATCAGGAGCTTGCTCAACTTTGGAATATTGCTATCAATCACAAAATCGCTTTTCATAGTGACAGCATCGAATCCGTACTTCTGCACTTTGATGAAGTCGTACATTGTGGCTCCGAAAACATAATCATCGATGAACCATAAATAGCAGAAGGGAGCTGAACCAAGAATGATGTTCTTTTTCAGGTAGATCATCCTTAGGTAATCGATCTCTGACATCGACGCTCTTATGAATTTAAGCTTGCTCTTATTGGTTATTTTGAAGTCGTCAGGCAATCGCTTATATTTGAGCGTTTCTAGTGATCTTCTGTTGAAAACATTGTCACCTGGATTTCCAACATTTGAGTACAGGCAGGTTCTGCCATCCCTGAACACTTTCTTCCTACCCATAAACTGGTGCTGGGTAATGAGGATATAATTGACCGCTTCCAGGTCAATATTGGCATACGGTGTCGGCTTCTTGTCAATCCATCCGAAATCGTTTGTTACCATAACTCTGACAGCATTACCGGCTGCCCTTATGTTTGAATTGAACTCTGACTGGTATATGATCAAATCATCCGGTCCTGCAGAAAGGACTGCATCTTCAAGATCATAGCCATAATAGACAGTGATCTTTTTCGCACAAAGTATATCCACCATCTTCGTATATCTTTCAGCATACTTTTTCAGGTAGTGATCATATTTTTTCACATAATCATCATACAGCGCTTTGTGGTAAATATCATCAGATTTGTTGTGCTTTTTGATCTGGTTGAAAAGGAGTAGGGTAGCGACAAGTTCTCCCCTGTTTTCACTCTCAATGTCCATGAAAGAGAATTCTTCGACAAACTTCAACTCTTGTACTCTTCCTTGAATAATTTCATATAACAGGAAGATGAAGTACTCTTTCGTGTACACTTCAACCTCTTGTGATACGATCTGTTCAATATCCGCGAACATTGAGTTTACAACCTTGACTTTCTTGAATCGTGATGATAGCTTCTTGATGTAATCCAACATCTTTGCTGTCTTTTTGAAGCTTTCACCAACAACAGTAACATTGTCGTTGTGTTCTGCAGCCCAGGGCAGGACTTCATGCCTTTGAGGAACTTTGTCGTAATCAATCTTGAATGCCGACAAACAGGCTTCTACTGTGTTAAGTTTGGAGTATTCTGATATGTCCTCATTCAAATACGCATACTCTGCGAATGAGTACATGAACTTGATCGTTTCCTTGACCTTTTCAAAATCCCATGAGCTGTTGAATATCCTGAATTCTGCTGTGCCGATTTTTGTGACAGGCACTAAATTCAGCCAGTATCTGATATGCCCCCTATCAGAACTATTGCTGAAAACTTTGACAAGATTCTCAACCGAATTTGCATTAAGGACCAAACGCAGCACTTCCTCTGTTGGTGATGGTACAAGGTACTTCGTATCCCACCACTCTGCGATATCGAATATCTTTTTGATAGGGAAAGCGGTATAAAAAGAGAGAGCAAACAATCTCTTGAAAAAATCAAGTCCAAGGTCTGCAATGTACAGGTGAGCATCAAATCCCTCATTCCACATAAGATAACCACCTGCATCTTTTATTTGCTGAATGAAGTTTTTAAGCTCTTCGAGATCCTCTTCTGAGTAATTGTAAGGTCGAGTGTTAATTTCTCCACCAAATTTACCTGAATGAGTGACTGAGCTACCATCCGAATTATTCATCATGGTCATTTTATTGTCAGTCCACTTGTAGCCGGCCGGGAGATCAATTAGCGTTTTGTCCGCATCCGCGAACTCCAACTCATACCCGAAGGTTCTATTTTGAATATTTTCTACCCACATTTTGCATCTTCACTAATGAGTTATAATCTGGAATCATGTAGACAGTATCTCCAACAGCGTACTGGCGATCCTTATCTGTATAGATCGTATAATCACATGAATTGTGAACATACTCCAACCCCTCTGAAATGAGCTGGCAATTTTGCGTATCGATTGAGGACCACCCACCATCGGTAAGAATGTGATTCCTTTCAGGATAGACTGCGAGGACTTGTGTCTCTACCATTATCGCTGGTTCGGAAAACT